AGCCCGCGACGTTCGCAGACCACGCGCCGTTCGCCGTCGCGGTAGACGCCGCCGTAGCGCTGTTACTCGGCACCATGTTCAGCGCGACCCAGGTCTGACCGTTGATGGAGGCTTCAAACGTCACCGTCCCGGCCCAGGTGCCCGACAACTGCACCCCTGCCGCGCCGAGTCCACGCACGTCCTGCGTAAGCGCATCTTCGACAGTGTCAAATGTGCCCGTTAGCAGTGGGGCTGCAATCATGTCCGGCTCCTTCGCTTCAGTTTCTTCTTCGGGGTCACGGGTGCGGCCTCAGACTCGGGTTCGGCAAACGGTCCTGCCGGCGACTTCGCGAGTCCTGACGCCAACGCCTCGTCATCCTCCTCCGCCGTCTCGACGATTACGGTCGATCCGTCAGCGCCGTAGCGGACGGCGGGGTAGGGCTCGTAGTGATACGGTGCGAACGTGGCCACGTGACTCTCCTTCCATGCCATAGCGCGTCAAGCCCTAGCCCGATCAGCCAGGACAACCCCGCCATCGCCACATACATCTGGTGTTCGTTGATCCATTCCGAGGTGTGGACGACCATCCGCGGCCCGACCGAGAGCGCGACCCAGCCCACACTGAATGCCACCGCTGGACAGCGCCGCCACGCCGTGACGACGACTACTGCGGCCAGCATCGCAACCGCCACGCCCGCCACGCGCCACCCCTCGCCCAACGCGAGCATGTCGTGATCGACGGAGAATCCGACCGGCCACACGACGAGCGCTAGGAGGCGCGTCAGGGCTGCGAGTTGCCGGACTACGAGTTCCGTCCACGCCAGCGATGATCCCCCCGCCCCGTTCTCTAGCGTCACCCACGTCGCAACCGAGGCCCACGCCGAGCCGATCGCCACGCCTAGGACTAACAACAACGGCGCCATTGCCGCCGTCAGCGACGAGGGACGCCACAGCCAGAGCGTCACGACAACCAGCGGTATCCCGACGATCCCAAGCTCTTTGCTCGTCGCTGCGCCCGCGAGCGCCAGCACGACTAGTGGCCCGCGCCACCACGCCGACCCTCGAAGCAATGTCGCCCACACCGCCAGCAACAGACACAGCGTCACGAGCAGATCCGACCGCCCCGACACGTACGCGACCGCTTCGCTGCTGAGGGGATGTACCAGGAACGTACTCGCCGCGAGGATCGCTGGCCAGCCGCCCACCACGATCACGCCGATGGCGTAGACCAGGAGACCATTGGCGAGATGGATCGCGAGGTTGCCGAGGTGAAACGCGCCAGGATCGACCGGCGAGCCCGCCGACCAGAGATAACTGGCCGTAGTGAGAGTCCGGCCGGGGACCGCCCACATCAGGGGCGAGGCGATCGCTCTGAGCGCATGCGAGTCTTCGTAGACGAAGGGCGCGTCCCTGAGCGGCGCATACTGCGCCATCGTCAGCACGCAAACCACCGCTAAGACTACTTTCCGAACGCGCGCCGGGTGAGCCACGCTCGCACTCCATGCACATCTCTGAGTCCAAACCGATGCAACACGTTTACGAGTCGATCCAGGCCATCCCCGGCGCCCGTACGCCCCGGCCCATACTGTTCGCCATGATCGGCCAAGAGCAGGGAGAGGTTCGCTTGAGCAATCGCGGTGCCATAGACCAACTCGTCATGGGTGCGCCACGGCGCCCCCGCTAACTCCATCGCCTGTCGGTACGAGTCGGTGGCGTCCGCCCACCGTCGGAGCCGGCCGTACTGGGTGCCCAGGTTGATCCACGGCCGAGGTTTCGCCGGCGCCTGCTCGACCGCGTCGATCCAGAGCGCTAACGGATCGCCCCAGAGCTGGACCCGGCGCGTCGTGATCTCCGACCACGCCAGACCCAGCCCCACAAGGGCCACGACGCCTATCAGACGCCGCATAGTCAACACTTACGGCAGCGTCGCGCGCGTGCTGTCGTAGGTGATCGCCGCCGTGCTGGTCCCGACCCAGGAGGTCGTGATACACGTCCACATCACGGCCCGCCCCAAATTGATATAGGGCAGATACAGCGCTTCCCCGGTGCCTACCGTGCAGGCCGCGCCGTAATCAGGATCAGTCTGCTGGAAGTGCTGATTCCCTCCCGTAAAGACCGCTTCTGAGCTAGCGTGATCCTGCGTCCGTGTGCCCAACTGCCCGCGGCCCACCGTGATCGACGTCCCGCTGATCGCGTTAATTTCCAGCGCCTCGGCGTCAATGTAGATGAACTGCCCCACGGTGAAGTCGGTACTCGACGCCACCGTGATCACCCCGTCGGCCTGCACAACTGCGGACGATAGCGTCGTTCGCGTCATGTAAGTCACTTGCGCCTGCACCGGAACCGCAGTCCACAACAGAACCGCCGCCGCGAGCAGGATGATGCTTTGCTTTCCCATGTCCTTGTCTCCTTGTCTCATCCTGCCGAGTTAGGCGGCGGCAATGACGCAGCTCCACTCGGGACGCTGAGTCTGGATGCCATACAGCACGTCGAAGCGGGACTTCCAGAGATCGCTGTCTCCGTCGTACCACTCGATGTACCGCAGTCCGACGCCAGACTGAGCGTCATACTTCATCGAGGCCTGGTTAACGCCCTTCGGCTTCTCTAGCGGCACGATCGCCAACGCGACGGCTTCCTCGTTGAACGACACGCCCTGCGAATAGACCAGCCCCGTCGTCCCGACTACCGTGATTGCAGCGTCGTTCGCTGGGAGCGCATCGACGTTCTGGAACCGCTGGCCCGGACCCACGATCGAGGGACTGATCGTGATGGTCATGGCCCCTGCGGTGTCGCTGATCGCGGTCGTGACCACGAACTGCTGGGCCGAACTTAGCGCCGACTTCGTCACCGGGTTCACGGCGTTGACGTTGGCGATGGTGAAGCGATCGCCTACCGTCAGGTTCGACGCGCCCGACCCCCAGCCGTTCGTAATCAGGCTCGCGCCACTCTGACTCGCGCCATTTACGAGCGGCGTGCCCGAATACGTGCCGACCGTGTGCCGATACACGTTCTGGTCCATCATCCAGTTGTGCCCCGCGGCGTACATCCCCATCTCGGCACTGTCAAAGATACCCGAAATCTTCGCGCCGCGATGGAAGTAGTCCCGAAGCGCGTAGGCGATGTCGCCCTCCATTTCAGGGTTAACAAACAGGAACCGCTCGCCATTCCCACGCGGACATGCGGAATCTGACAGCTTGGCGCCAGCATCGATGTAGGACTGCATCGTTGACGGGGTGGACCCCGCCGTCCCGACTAGGTTGAACGTGGACTGACTGATGTCTTGCAGGACATCGGCGTCCACCTCGTTTGCTAGCCGCACAATCGCCGGCTTTAACACCTGGCGGGTGAGGCTATCTAGGTCCAGCTTGCGTTCCTTCGAGGTCATCGAGAAGTCGACGCCCTTCTGCTTGTCAAGCGTCAGCGTGTCGGTCTGCTCCTCAATATCCTCGCCGGACCACGCTTGACCCGAGCGGATGCTGAACTGCGCCGGCTTGCGAATCCGAACGCTGTCGCCGATCTGCCCCCCTTTGTTCCCGAAGCTGTCTTCGAGCTTGCGGGAGCAGCATTTGACCGCATACAACGAGTTCTCAAAGACATCTAGCGCGGCCAGCGTGATGTCGTCAATGGTCGGTAGCGTGTTCGCCATCGATCAACCTTCCTTTTCCGTTACCCGGCCAGACGCACAGCCCGCCCCCCCTTGACCCCGTGCCGCTTTCGAAAGGCGGACAGGCTGGCGGTCTTCGCGTCGTAACTGGTCGGGGTAGCACTCGACCCCACCGGCGCCATCGGCGGCGGGGGTGCCCCTAGTGTTGGATGTGCAGACGTGGCCGGCGTCATCGCCGACTCCACCCGCGCTTCAAGGCGTCCGATCTCTCGTAGATGCGCCTTAAGCGAAGGCGCCTGAAACAGCCGGGTCAGTTCCTCGGGATGCGTCCCCAGGTAGTAGGCCAATTCGTGTCCCTGCGGGGACGTAAGAAGGGTTTCCACTAACGGCTTCTGCTGGCCTTCATTCGGCAGATTCAGAAGCGTTTGATGCACCGCGTCATACGCCTGATCGAAGTTGGGATGTGCCTTGCGCACCGCGGGCAACTTGTCGTCCCAGATCGTTTGCGCATTCGTGATCTGCGCTTCCACGCGAACCTGACTCTCGGCTTGGGCGCGCGCCGTCTCGTGGAGCTGCGTTTCCTGTCGCGTGTTCCAGCGAGCACTCGCGGCGATGTAAGCCTGATATGGGTCGGGCTTATCGGCGAACTGCTCAAGCGTCGGTTCGGGGTCGTTCGGATCGACCGGGGCCGATGGTTGGGCGGGCGCGACGGGTTCGGTCTTGCCCCCGCGTAGCGTCTCTACCTCTTGACGCAGCCGGAGAATCTCGTGCTCGCTGGCTTCCCGAGCCTTCGCGCCGATGCGATCCACCCGCTTGTCGATGACCGACTGGATCTCCGCGTGGAGTGCAGGCGGAATCGGTCCAGCGGCTGGCGGCGGATTAGGTGCCGGCTCGGCGGCCGCCTCCGTGACCGGTTCGCTGGTTCCCTCGCGCTCCGCCTTCCGAGACGCACGGAACGTATCCAACTCAGACGTGCCCTGTGACGCCTCTGGCGTCTCGACGATCTCAGTCGCTTCGGTGATCGCGTCCATGTCTCTCCTCAGGGTCAGCAGCGGAAACGGCGCTGTATAACGAACAAAAGGCCCAACAAGGATAGACTCCCTGCCGGGCCTCGTGGAGAACGGTCGGCCTAGCGTCGAAACGCCAGCGAATCGGCGGCTACCGAGTAACCGTATCCTGAGTATATACTATTTCGTCAATCGATGGGCGCCCTGTGGAGGCGCCAGCCGCCGAAACGTTCGCGTCTCGAAACTCTGCACCTGGCCCTCATTCAAGTTCAACCGGATCTGCCCCACCTCAACCTCCACCCCTAAGAGCCGCTGTAAGTCCTTCACGGTCGCCTGAAGCGACGGGGAGTGGCGCACCTCCGCGACCCTAGACGGGTGCGCCGTTGACGCCTCCCGTTCCATCGTCTACGCCGAAATTCGGCAGGGGCGCCGGCGGTTGGGGTTGCATGGCCGGCGCCGGCTGCGGGGGCTGCGGCGGGGGCGCCATCGGCTGCGGCGGTTGCGGCGGTTGCAAGTCGGCTAGTTTCGCGAGCCGCTTCGTCTCCTCCTGCAACATCGCCCTTCCCTGGTTCGCGTCCAGTTCGGCCATCTTGAGCATCAGATCAGCTCTCACCTTCGCCATCTGCGCCTCAGCCGAAATCTGCGCGATCCGCTCCTTCACCGCATCCGACGCCGACGATCGCTGGGCCTCCGCCTGCGACTTGATCTGGTCGGTCTGAATGGCCTGCGTTAACTCGGTAACCTTCTGCGTCAAGCCGTCAATCAACTGCTGCGCCTTCTCCATCTGTTGGCGCACTTCCGGCGGAATTTGAGGCTGCTCCTCGCCCTCATCATCGCTGCGCAACTCAGGCGGCAACGAGTCGTTTAACCGCTTCGCAATCTCTCGATTGCCCGGAGCGTCCACGTTCTTGATTGCCAACGGTGCCATCGCCGCGGCCATCTGCGGAGGCAAGATCTTCATCAAATCTAGCTGCCACGAAGCGGCTTCCTGCCGGCGCGTGGTGTAGGACGCTCCGACCGTCACCGCTACGTCGTAGCGGCCCGCGCCCCACTCGTAGATCCGCTCAACGCCCTTCTCCCCCTCATAGGTCTCACCCATCGTCACGAGCTTA